TTCCGGAATCGGAACAATAACCGCAATTTCTTCGGCGGTGATAAACTTCTTATCCCATGCCTGCTTTGTAGTTTTCTTCTGCCCGTTATCGCCATTTACGAAATAAGCGATCGGCAGCATATCCAGTACCGGCATTTTGTACTGCTTGCTTGTCATGTTCGCCAGCTTGCGACCCCTTGACAGGACTGCTGACTGTGCGATCGTTCCCTGGATGATCTCATTGGATTCCTGAATTGGAATCAGAGACTCTGCTCCGGTACGGTCAATGATGTTTGCATCTATGTCAAACAATCTTAAATTCATTCTTCTATTCTGCATTTACTCTACCTCCATTATCTTCTCGCGGCAGCTCTGATCCGGTCATTGATGGAAACGTTCATGTTTCCGCCAGAACCATTTGAAGCGTTACCTGTTGAAGAATCTGCAATCCGGTAAGAACCTCCACCGGCAAATCTCGGATTCTCTTTCAGGAACTTTTCTGCTGCCTTTTCAAATGTCGTTTTATCATCTACCATTTTGGAAACCTTGTAAGTCACATAGTCCAGATCATCAGCCTTGACACCTTTTCCGGATAAGAACTTCTCGTTCTTCATCTGCTGGACTTCATTTCTGGAATTTTCCAGATCCTGCTGCAGCTGTGTCACATTCGGCTGACTTGCAGCTCGATCTGTTTTAAATTTAGCGATTGCCTGTGTGACCTCATCTTCTGTCATACCCTGACTTCTGAAAAAGTTCGCAAGCGCGGCTCTCTCAGATTTCTCAGCACGTGAACTTGCAATTTCTTCCAACTGTTCATAAGTATATGTTCCGGTACCATGTGCTCCGGATGCGCCCCCAGCGGATCCCTGACCGCCGTTTCCAGTCCCGGCATTTCCACCCTGTCCACCAGAGCCAGCTCCTGTGCCGTCATCAAAAAGCTGTAACATCATTCTCTTTTTATACATCGTACTTACCTCCGTTTTGCCTCGACAGGCTCCCGAGCTTTTTACGCCTTCACGTTTTGGGCATAATAAAAACACCCTTTCGGATGTTTATTTCTGAAATTCTATACAGTTGTATTCCCGGTTGATATCTGTAAGCCCCAGGAACCATGAATCCACCAGAAGTTTCCCACCATCTGACAGATCTTCCCATTCGATCACAGTCATTCCGCTGGCTGTTTCTGCCCTGATTCTGTCACCAGTCAGATCTTTCAGGGAATTGATCAGATTACATGTTAGCGCTGATACTGCCGCACATACCCGGTCAATCCCATCCGGACTCTTCTGGCAGGCATGACCGTTCATACGGATGCTGCGATCTGTTATTTTGATTGTTATCATAAATTCTTTACTCCTTTGACTCTATGATGGTTACTGTTCCTTCAAAGACTCCAAAATTTGACTGCTGTTGGAATGTATGGGTTTCAGCAATATCCTCATTAGTCATTGGTCTTGTAAGGTACCATAAAGAATCATCTTTCCAGGTAATTTCTTCCAGTTTCTGATTTGGCTCAAGCTTTATCGTTGTCTTCCCACCATAACTTTTCGTGGCGGTCTGGCATCCAGTTAAACCTGCTATCAATATGCTGATAGCCGTTAATACTGCTACTGCTTTATTTTTCATTGCTGTTTCTCCTAAAAATGAGTACAAAAATACCACCGGTCATTTCGACTGGTGGCAACTATTCAAACTCTTTAAATTTAATTCCGTTTTTGCATTCCTCTTCATAACCAGAAAAAATTACATCCTCCGGTATTCCATCTGGAAATGCTTTACAAGTCATCTCTTCACTATTTTCATTGAAATTACTGCACAGCATACACTTTGGCAATGTCATTCTAAACCCTCCGCCAATGAAGGATATATTTTCTGATAAGTTTTCTTGCTTCATCTGGAATCCACTCTCCGTTTCTATACCTAACAAACGCCTCCGCTAAGCACTCTCGACCGTCTTTGCTTCTATCTGCATATCCTGAAATTCCTGCTATGAACTGCCTTCTTATTTTTTCATTTAACTCTATATATTCCACTTCTGATACGCAGTTCTGAAATGGCATTATATGCGCCATTTCATGCGCAATGTAATCTTCAAAATTCTTTCCCGCCATTACACCATCATTGTACCATCTCGGCATAATAGTTTCAACTTTTCTATAATCTTGTTTGTAATTCAAAACAAGTCCATGTCTCAGCATTCCATTTTCATCCAAGTAAGCACCTGTTGCAAAAATATCATTTTTCTTTAGTTTTCCGCCTTTAATAGAATCTAAGTAAATCACGTATTCCGAATCCAACTTCTTTATCGCCGCATTGATTTTCGCTTCAATTTCTTTGCTCAAACCTGCTTTCTTAACAACTGTGTCTGGAATAGAAATTCTCATTTTCAGATCATACTGACTCGGTGCAATTCTTCCTCGTCCATCAATATAAATCCGCTCTCTTTCCTCTTTCAGCCTCATTTTCCGAGAAAACGCCGCATATTCATCAAGCTGTCCCTGATATTTGGCTTTTTGGAGCATAATCTCCTGCCAATCAGCGCCTCCGTCCTGAAGCATCTGTACTTTTTCACGCTGTGCCCGCATTGCTGTCTCCATCTGGCGCTGCCTTTGCTTTGCCTCGTACAGAGTGTACTCTTTGCCCCGGAATTCTTTTGGCTTGCTTTCCTTCCGGTTCTGAGCTTCCAGCCATTCATCTGACCAGTTACGCTGTGAAATGCCAGGAAAGAATGGGTAATAAGTATGATAACAGTTGGCTCCCAGAAGTCCTGTCACTGTACCAAGTCCACAGACTGAGTACAATTGTTCTTTTGTCCAGACCTGACCTTGCCATACCGCATGAGTAGGACGGGCCCCGGCATGCCACTCAACCTCAAAATACTCTGTTCCGAGCTTCTTGGCATTGTAGTCTGCTATTTCTCCGGTAAGATTCGCCACACCAGTCATGACCGCTCTTCTGGCAGCCACTTCTACTCGGCTTGCATATCCGGATCCGTATTCAATCTTCCGAAGTCCACTGTTCGTCAGCTGCGTAACCACACGGCGCAATACACTGCCATAGTCAAATGCTCCGGTCACAATATCAAAACAGGCATTGTCCAGATAATTGGTATAAACCTGTGACAGCGGTGTTAAAACCTTTCTGCCATTATAATCCAGGTAAAATCCAAGTGACTTCGTTACATTCTCCAGATCTTCCAGACTCTGCTGAATGATCGCATCTGTGATCTGCTGCAGTTGCTTATTCTCTTCATACGGGATAAACTCTGCATTGATCTGTTCATAAATGTCCTTGTTCCGGACGTATTCCCAGTCGATCACTTTATCATACAACTCAAACATCTCCGGATAAGACGCATCCAGTGTTTTCTTGATCTCTCTTTCGATATCCTCGGAAGAATATCCCAGAATCCGTGAACGGTTAATCTGCCAGTCAGCTGTACTGGTGATCTCGCCGGTCTTTTTGATCCGCCGGGCAATGTCCTGCAGAATCCGTTCTTCCAGACCTATGTACCGCGCTGCAATCTTATCGGCAACCTGATCTTTGTATTCTTTTCGCATCCTACTCCATCACCTGATTCTGCTCTGGCAGATTCTTCTTTGCCTGTTCCACTGTTTCACCGTACCATTTTGCACGGTATTCTTCATGCCGCATCACTCCCATGCTAACATCCTGACGGTCCTGCTGCCGCTCTGCGCCTTTATCCTCGATAATAGAATCGTCAAAAGCGACCACAATATCTGTATTTATATCCAGTGCGTTCCCTGTCACAATCCCGAGTCGGATAATAATCTGAATTAATTGCTTCAGCACATCATCCAGGATGATTTCATGCTTCTTTAGCATCCGGTACATATCTGAGTTTTCGGATATTACCTCTGTTGCAGTTTTTACGCCAGTACCATCAAACCGATATCTTTCTGTTCCGAATCCACATTTCAGTGACAGATAATTCAGATCATCATTAATCGCTTTGCTGTGTTCTTCTACTCTGAGGCTCATATCCACCTCTTTGATCAATCCCGTCTTGCTCTTATCATAATCTTCCGGAAGTGAATAAAATACGCTGTCTTCTGGATCGAATGCCGGTGTCCCGTCTATGTTCGACAGCATTTCCGGAGCCACAAAAATCCTTTTTCTTCCAAGATCGAACTCATTACAGTAAGAATCATATTCCATATCCAGTTTTTTCAGTACATCGATAGAATTTGCGAATATGGAAATCCCCATAGGATTGCTTTCATCCGCATTGTTCGTGATGTTCAGACGGTCAATAACAAACTGTGGATTCGTGGATCCTGTTTCCGTTCTTGCTGCCAAATTGGCAAAAGGCTTCAGCTGCCTCCATTCCTGTTCCGTCAGTTCCCGACCTTCTGCACTTCCTTTCGAGCACTCCAATACACTATTTTCGATGACATATATGCCATTTTCGTCCATTTTATGAAACTGAATCTGCACGTATTTCTTTTGTCTGATTGTATGGATAAATGTAAAAATGCACTCTGTTACGCTTCCGTTGTTCCAGCTGACTGGATAAATGTTCTTCGCATCTACATAATTAATTCCGATCTTTCCGTCTGAGACTGTTCCATCTTCCTGCACGGTTGCGTTATAAAGATACGGAATATATGCCACTGTTCCGGTATAAGCTTTTCGTTCCTGGTAGTCGTTTCCCGTCACAAGAAAATGATTATCGTTTAGAACTTTCTTCACGAATTTCTGAGTCGACTCATCTTCCAGCGTGATCATCACGCGCTCATTCAGAAGAAGATCTGCGATGTCTTCCGAAAGTTTCTTTGCCATCCCCATACTTTTTCTCCTGCATCGCTTACTGGTACCTCGACCAGAATATACTTTATAAGTACTAAACTGTCTTACATTCGAATTGTACCAACTGGTCCACTCATCGATCTTCCGGTAAAACGAAGCATCTACTGTATCAATTCCTTTTTTTCTG